TTTTGTCTCGTAATCTAAGCGCGTAGTTTTGTCCATAATTTAAGCGCGTAGATTTCTCGTTGTTTTTTGTTGTTCGGCGTGTTGTGTTTGTGGTGTGCTATTATGTAACTATCAGCTAAAGGATATAGGAAGGATAGTGGCTGAGATGTGGTGTTTTACTGTTACGTCTGATGATTTTGTTGTGTTTGAGCTTACGCCTGAGTATGTGCAGAAATATGGCCCGTATCCGGCGGATACGTTCAAGAAGGCATTAGATGGCGTGCTTGATGTTGTACGTAGTGCGTTTCTCGGGTTTGATGTGTATGTTGGTTTTGCTCATTCCTCGTTTGACCCAGAAACGGGGTTTTTGAATGGTATTGTCAAGGTGTGTTTGCCGTTTGAGGGGGTGTTTGATGATGGTGAGTGATGAGGTTGTTGCCGTGTTTCCGTCTAAGTTTAAGGACGGTGAAGTACGGGTGGTGTATTGTCCTCATAATCGGATATATGAACTACGATATGCGGCGCTGTCGCGCTCTCAGGCTGGCGGCAGGCGTCGTTTGGTTTGGTCGACTGTGGCGTTTGATGCGTGCGATTATGCGCAGGTGGCTCATATGCTGGTTGATGCGATGGCGTTTGCTGATACGTCGTTGGTAGAGAGAGGTGTTGATTATGAAGAGTAATGATGACCGCACGAATTGGTTTGATGACGGTATTTTGGATGATGACCGTGTGCGCCGTGTCATTCGTGGCCGTCGGCGTAACCTGCATTTGCGTGAGTATAATAAAGGTGATGGCGATTGGGAGACATTGTGTCGTAGTATAGCACTACTCAAGGACTTTTATAAACCCCAAGGCGGTCAAGTGGCGTTTGCCGACAGCATCGAACACGCGGCGAACATTTGTCTAACCATTTCGCCTCATTCATCAACGTACGCCGCATTATCACGAACGCAGGACATTGAAATGTTGTCCGGGCTTATTTATTGTCCGGCGATGGTGGCGTGGTGCGCGGTCTGTCATGTCAAGGGCGCGACCTCCTATGAGATGTGCCGGGTTTGGGAGGATGATGAGTTCGCCCAGACTATCATCAAAATTGCGTGTCTCTGTTTTGACAATCTGACTGACGCGCGGTATACTGATGAAGACATTGCAAGAATGTCACAGCAGCAGCAACACTAAGAAGAAAGGCGGTATGATTATGGCATACATTAAGCGAGCCAAGCACTATAGTATTGTGCGCGGTGTTACGCGCAGCGAAAACGGGGAACTCGTGGACGCTGAGGTGGTCGTGGACGGCGCGTGTCGCACGGCTGACATGGCAATGAAAAAAGCTCGCAAGATTAATAAGGACATGCTACCCATGTCCGCTGAATATCATGCGCAGGTAACGCGCATGGATGAGGCAATCTATTGGGCTAATTGTGAATTTGGAGATGATACCATCATCGACTATCCGGGGTTGGTGAGCGGCAACGTGGTTGAAGATGATATTATCTCCGAGGAAAAATAATTATTAACCCCTATAAGGAAAGGCAACACTAATGGCTGATAACGAACTGACCGTAACGAACGGCAACAATTTTGCGGCGAACGGCGCTAACGCCGTGTCCCATTTCTTCGATACCACCACTATGGACGGTAAAATGGCGCTGTACAACGCCATGCAGACCGTCGATAAAGTAGATGAACATCTTAATGAACCACTGCATGTTACTAATGTACTGGCGCAGGCCATCGAGGTAGCCAATCAGGAAACGGGCGAAATCGATTCTTCTATCCGCGTTGTCATTCACTCGGAAGAAGGCGACTTCGCCGCCGCCTCCCCCACGTTGGCGCACGCTTTTGGTAATCTGTTCGCCATTTTCGGCACGCCGGACAAGTGGGCCGCGCCGCTCGTTCTCAAGATTGTGGAGAAGAAGAGCCGCCGTGGCTATAAGTTTTTTGATATCGAATTGGTGTCGGAAAAGGGTCGCAAGTAAACTACTTGTCCACATCATATGATAGTATAGTAACGTCCCTATAGGGATGTTGCCGCCAAACTCCCCCCCCGCCGTTTCCATCCTTGCGGCGGGGGGTGTTTCATACTTGCGAGGGGGGGTTATGGCGAAACGTAACAACAACCGGCGCGCCAACAATCTGAAACGCAACGCCGCTATCAGGTCGGCACAGGTGCGCCGAGAGCAAGCGGTCAGGGACTATAGCACCGGACATCTCCCCAAGCAAATCACCGAAACGTTTCTGGGAAAACTCAGCGCCCAACAGCTCGAACAGGTCACACGCAGAATCGGACGGGAATTCGGGGAACAACAGCAAGCCTTGAGAGCCCGAGATAACGAGCCGTATCAGGTTACCCCAGACGTGCATGTCACGAAACTTGACCGTGAGTTGGCGGCGCGTCCGCTGATTACCGACGCGGAAATCGCCGCCGCCCCGTCAAAACGTCGGAAAACATTACGACAGCAACAGCGCCGCCGGATCGAGGCGCGGCAGAAAATCAAGCGCGCCCAACAATTCGAGGCGTTGAGCATGGCCCGCTACACCGTGGCCGAAATGCGTGAGATGGAACGCGCGGGAGAATCGCCGTTTGATGTGTTGGGCACTCACACGGTCGGCGGTTCGGCGCGCGACGAACTCACGCGCAACCGTGCTAACGTGTTTGGTACGGAGCGTGGCATAAGCCACGCGCGTATGATGATACGAGAAGGGAGCAGGCGGAGACTTGAACGAGAGATACTCGAATACGCCGGGCTTATAGGCCGAGCGCCATTGCATGCAGGTACTGGAAAAATTCCCGAGAACGAGGGGGTTGCGGATTTTGGCAGGGTCGCACAGCAGCTCGAAGCATTCGACTCCAATATCGCACAAAAATTCGCGTCTTTATCGAACCGTCAAAAACGATGGCTGATAAACAACACGAATTTCAGCATCGCGGTACGAGAAGCCGCATGGTATAATGATAAGACACATAAATGGGAAACAAAAGCGGATGCGGGCGATGTGGAGACACGACTTGATGAATGGATGACCAGCGCGACACGACACTAAAAGGATGGAATCATGAGAGAGCGTCGAACGGCGGCAACAGACGGCGCAACACTATTGACGGATGACGGCCCGGAACCATTGACGGCAACCGCTGCCATCCGTCTCACCATGCTCGATCATCATACGCGCGTATGGTGCGCCCACGGATGGCAGGACATCAAACCCATAGCCGCCGAGCTGTTGACACGACTGCCGTTGCAATCGAACCCAAGCAAGGACGGTGTATGGGGCACGTTCAACATTCGTGGACACTTCTACAGTTTCCGCGTGCGCATGGGCGATATCACCGTGGATTTCATGGACGTGCGCAATGTCACGCGCGACGATGGTCTGAATGTTTCACGCGAAACATTCGGAGGTGCGGACGATTTGGAAACCACGTGGAACATCGCGCAGGAATGCGCCGCCCTGAATCTCAAGGGCACTACGATAGCATCCATGGCGATGACCGACTATATCGACGGGGATTACGCCGGATTCAAACGCCATTTCCCACCATTGGACAAGAATGATTATCATCGGATGCGCCCCGCCTACTATGGGGCGATAGTACACAGCAAGCCGGGCGAATACCGGGATTGCCGGAGCTGGGACGTAAATAGCCTCTATCCGAGTATCATGCGCGATGCACCCATGCCGGTAGGCTCACCCATATGGTACGACGGCGAATATCGACATGACAATGACTATCCACTGCATATCGATATCATTGCGTTTGATGCAAGATTGAAAACGGGGAAAACGGCGACGCTCACCAACATTCTCCCTGTATGGGGGTATGAGGGCGAACGCTTGGATAGTACGTTAGGCGTCGTAACTATGCCCGTCACGGATGTGGATTGGGGAACGCTGACCGAAAACTATGACATCCATGTGTGGGAGCATGTCGGCGGCTGGAAATTCCGCAAATCGCACGGACTTTATTACAACTATGTCGATAAATGGTTTCACATGAAACAAACCGCAACCGGAGAGCGTCGGCAAATGGCGAAACTGTTGCTGAACTCACTGGTGGGAAAATTCGGGGCCTCGCTCTACCGGCCCATGCTGCACCCGAAACCATCGGCGGATGGGGGTGTGGATTTTACCGTGGACAAGCCCGAGTCGGCCAACAGTCTGGCGTGGCTGCCGACCGCCGCCTATGTCAACGCCTACGGGCGTCAAACACTATCCCGTGCGATGAACGCAAACGCCGACCGCGTACTCTACGCCGACACCGACGGCATGATATTGGAAGAGTTGGACGCGCCCGAAGGTATGGAAACGGATGACCGGAAGCTTGGGGCGTGGAAAAACGACCATACCTATGAGAGGCTACGCATTCTTGGGAATCGCAAATATTGCGGCGTGGAAACGAATGGTGACACGGTAATGCGTTTGAGTGGCGTGCATCGTGCCGCTCCCATCCCCTATGATGAGTTTTTGCCGGGGTCACGTCATCTCAATGATGACGGCCATGTTTTTGTGCTATGATAATTGGTAGCGGGGTGTGCGTCCCAAGTCGATTCGATGGCCCGACCGTGAGGCAAATCGGTAAGGCGATTCGGTCGGAAGTAGACGTGCGCGCCAGCCAGCGCCCAGCGACGGCAAGGGAACCCGCACAGCCTAGCAAACCGGCATGACGGCGTGATTGCCGTCATGCCACTTACTTTAAGAGGTGATTATGGACGATACCGAAAACGATGACAAGCCGGACATCACGCCCGACGCCGAACCGGACGCGACCGCCGACGACAATACGCCGAACCCGGAACCCGAGACGCAGGGCGACAGCGAACCCGAAGACGCAGGCGATGACAAGACCGCCGACATGTCCGACCGTCTCAGCGCTTTGGAAGCGACCGTGGCGGAATTGTCTAAAACCATTGAGGCGATGCGCGACGCGGCAGCCGACCATGTGCTCAACGACGGCCCGGATGATGACGCGACGCCGGAATCGGCTGAAATGACCGACGATGACTACAACGGCACTTACAGTACATTCGATGATTTATTTGAAGACTAATGATTAGGAAGGAATGATTATCATGGCAACCACTCCAGTGGTGACGCCGAAGCAGCAGCTTCGCCCGCTCACCGAATTCAACAACGCGCAGATTCTCAATATGATTCGCAACGAGGCATCACCCGAATATCAGCGGCGCATGCCCCCGGCCACCCAAATGAACATGGATAGGCAGATGGCCACCCTCATGTCATCCACTCAGCTGAAGAACGAGTTTTACTCGGCGTTGGTGAACCGTATCGGCGGCACCTACGTGAACACGTGGCGTTGGAACAACCCGCTGAGCGTGTTCCAGCGTGCATCTCAGGCGTATGGCGACACGTGGCAGGAAATCGCCGTGGGCATGCCGCTCGCACAGGTCTATGACCCTGATGCGGAATACTTGGGCGCGGACAACTTCCGTAAGTGGAAAATCGACGTGGATAGCCTCTATCATCGGCTGGACTTTGCTCACTTCTATCCCGCCACCACGGAAGACAAGACGCTCCAGCGTGCCTTCACGTCCGAAAACGGTTTGGCGTCTCTCACTTCCCAGATACTCACCTCCTGCTACAATGCCGCTGAGGTTGACTTGTTCGAGGCCATGTGCCACCAGTTCGTTGAGTATGCAAAGCTTGGCGGATATTGGCGCGTACACATGGACAATGATCTGAACAACATGGGCAGTTCGGAAACCGCCGCCCGCGACATGCTGCGCCAGATTCGCGCATGGGCCGACACCCTGAAGTTTGTCAGCACCCGATACAATGCGCGTCACATGCCGACGTTTGCCCGCCCGGATGAACTCGTGTTGTTCTGTTCGCCCGAAGTCAAGTCCGCGCTTGATGTTCAGGGTTTGGCGACCGTATTTCAGCGTACGGACGCGGAACCGACCATTGACCGGATTATCGTCATCCCGCAGGACAGGTTTGGCATGGATGGCGTGCAAGCCATTCTCTCCACTGACAAGCTCCTTATTGACATCCCCGTTATCAGTGAGATGACCCAGCAGACGAATCCGGTGAACATCAATTCGGTCAACCATTATCTACATATCCAGCACATCATCTCGGTGAGTGGTTTCGCCCCCGCCATCATGTTCTGGACAGGTAAGGGGTCCACCGCCAACGTGGTGACGCCTACCGGCACGACGGCCAAGACGCCGACCTTCCAACTCAAGCTTGCCATGTACGGCGGCGGCACGGAAACCCCGGATAGCGTGTCTCGTGGTAGCGCGGTGCAGATTACCGCCGATACGACCATTGCCAACGATGGTACGGCCACGTTCCGGTCGAATGCTGTCGAGTATCGCATTGGTGATACCGTCAAACCGAAGAGCGATTATACGTATATTTCGCCTACCGGCGTGCTGGTGGTCGGTCTTGATGAGCCGAACACCGCTATTCCGGTTACGGCTACCGCCCTGTATACCAATCCGGCGACGCCGGAGGTGCCGGGCACCGTGTCCGCAGCTTTGGACGTGCCGGTGGTCGGTGATGGTGTTATCGGATTCAATCCGTCCATCATCGCGTCGATTGCCGTCAATGCCTCGGGTGTGACCGTGGGTCATACGGCACAGGCGACCGCTACGGCGACCATGATTGACGGCCGAACCGCTGATGTGACCGCGCAAGCCGCATGGACATCCGGCACCCCGGCCAACGCCACCGTATCCGAGTCGGGTGTTATCACGGGCGTCAAGGCGGGCACGTCCGACATCACCGCCACGCTGTTCGGCGTGTCCGGTAAGAAGCAGGTGACAGTATCCTAGTGATACCATGAGAGGGTAGCCGGTTGGCTACCCTCTCTCACGGCGAATGCAGGACAAGGCCCGGAGCGCAAGCCACGTGAGCGCTCCGGGCCTTGTCATACCGGAGGTTGGATGATGATTGATGACGCGAACCCCTAGTGGACAATACCGGCCTGATCACTGGAGTGGCCGCCGGTTCCACCAAGCTGACGGCCGCGCTGTTCGGTGTCAGCGGTCAGGACACTGTGACAGTCGCCTAATCTGCGATATAATAAAAGGGAGTGTTTCACGTGAAACACTCCCTTCTTTATGAAAGGGATAGTATGCTGAGAGATATCAACCCTAACGTCGAGGCGACGTTTAACTGGGCTCAATGGACGCCCAACACGTCGCTGAAACTCTGCAACGTGCCGTGGGATAGTAGTTACCGTGACCTAGCCCGGTTCGAATCACCGCAGAAACAACAGGAATGGTTTGACCGACGGCCCGGCATTGACAGGGTGCATGGAGTCATGCACATGTTCGGCCAACCCGTGCGCGTCGAACTGCCATTTAACGAGGCGTCCAACTACAACTATGTCGTGGTGTATAACGATTACCCCGACTTGGAGACGCCACGGTATTGGTATTATTTCATCAACCACGTGGATTACATCAATGCGTACACTACTCAGCTCACCGTACAGTTGGACGTTTGGCAGTCGTTCCAGCATGTACTTAGGTTTGGTTCATGCTATGTGGTGCGGGGCCATATCGGCATTGCCAACGAAAACCAGATGACCGATTATGGTCGCAGTTATCTCGCACTACCCGAAGGGCTGGACACCGGTAGCGAAATGGTGACGGTAAACCAACAGTACAAGTCTCTTATCGGCATGGACGGGAAAAATCTGAATTACGGCGTAATAGTCGTGAGCACGGTAGATTTGTCAGCGGACGCGGGCAATCAGGAAAAACCGTCTCTCACTACTGCGGGCGGCTCTCTGTTTGAGAACATGGCTAACGGTGCTGAAATACTGTACTTTAAGGACATCCAGTCTATCCAAGTGTTTATGGGAGTGGGCTCTACTTTTTCATGGATAACACAGGGTATTGTAAACATGTACATGATACCCTCTTTAGATGATGACTTTCTTAAGCAATCCGGCTATGTCGTAGATAAGCTGTTTGGGAAAACACTCCCTTCGGAATTACATAATCGTATCTACCGTTTCCCCCAGTCGGCCACAAATGCGCCCAGCAGATATGAAGACATTATTACCATTAATGACTTTCGTGATAATTTTAATATCCCTAAACGTTATAAAAACCTTAAAAAACTCAAATGCTACCCCTATTCTACTGTTGAATGCACTTGCTTGAATGGCACTAATATCACCTATAAGCCCGAAAATATCCAAAGCGATAATCTGGTTATTAGAGAGGTGCATAATTACGCGCCCAATGGCGCGCGCTTGAACTTTTACCCGGTTGGGTACAATAAGGCGGGTGCAAGCGAGATTGCTCCTCTTGATAACAACAATGGGTTGCCCATTGATAGCGGGGAAATGTTGGACGCCGCGTTTGGCATCAGCAATTTCCCTCAATTTGTGATAGTCAACAATGGTGCCCAGTTGGCAATGGCAAACAGTGCCTACACTCGTTCCTACAGTCAACAGTCCGCTGACTGGGCGTACCAAAAAGCGCAGATGGGCGTCAGCCAGTCTCTTGCGGCTACGGCCATGCAAAACCAGTACAATACCCAAGCCAACAAACTCGCTATCGGCAACCGCAACGCCAATAACGCGATACAAGCAACCTCGCTTAACACCAGTCTGGACAACACGACGTATATCAACAATCAGCGAGCTGACCTCGCACAGCTGAATAACGTGGTTAACGGCGTGGTCGGGGTGGCGGGTAACGCCGCTTCGGGCAATGTCGGGGGCGCGGTATCGGCATTAGGCGGTGCGGTCATGAATGGTGTCAACACTGAAGCAAACCGCAGTATCAACAATACCGCCGCCCAACTTTCCACGGCGAACTCGCTGAGTACCAACGCGGCCACAACAAGTCAGGCCAACACATACGGCTCTCAGACTACAGCGCTTTCCAACCAGTTGGCCCAAAATATGGCGGATATGAACGCGGATTACGCGCAACGTTCCGCGTTCGGAGACTATCAAAACACCATTGCGGGTATCAATGCACAGGTACAGCAGATGCAATTAACACCCCCGACCACATCCGGCGCTATCGGCGGAGACGGTTTTAACCTCGCGAACGGTATTGTCGGGGTGTTGGTTCGATTTAAGACGTGCGCACCCTCAGCTCTGCGGAGCGTCGGAGAGTACATGTTGCGGTACGGGTATTTTATCCAGCGTTTCATCACGCCGCCGCAATCGCTGGAATGTATGACAAAATTCACCTACTGGCAGATGCAGGAGTGTTACGTGCGAGGTGATTTGCCCGAGCAGTATCGGCAGACCATTAAAGGCGTGTTCGAGTCTGGGACTACTATATGGACCAGCCCGGATGATATCGGCGTGACCGATTGGGCGGATAACGACCCATTGCCGGGCATCTCATTCTAGTGCTATACTAGAGGCATGTCTAGGTCGAGGAAAAATCAGAATCGTAGGGGCGGCGCGTTACATCCGCGCGGCAATTACGCCAAGGCGCGCGCCGCCGACCTTGACGCAATGTACTATCACCTGTTGACTGAACTGGCTTTGAACCGGTTCAGTTGGCGGGGGCTGCCGCCGACCGTGGATGAGCGATGGCTGGAAATGTGTCTGTGCGAATACGGTTGCGCGTTGTTTTTCGAGGACAAACGTATAGGCCGGTTCCTCGTGACACAGGCCGGATATCAAGGCCGATTGAACGTCTACAATAATCCGACGTGCTTCGAGCCGGTGGGCGTCAACTACCATTACAAGCAACTCAAGGCGGGCCGTGAATGCATCCCTATTTGGGATAATCGCATGCGCATGTCATTCAAGGACATCTTATGGCAGTATGCGAGACGCCTTGCCGACATTGATAAAGCGTATGACGTGAATCTGGAAAGCCTGAAACTCCCCACCATCATCACCGCCGACCCGCGTACCAAGCTCACCGTGCAGAACATGCTACAACAGCGGCAGGATGGTCAGGACTATATTATCGGCTACGATTCGCTGGACCCCGGTAGCATGTTCCAGCCGTGGCCGAACACAACACCTTACCTGTTGGATAAGTTCGTACAGCAGAAAGCGCAGGTAACCAACGAGGTGCTGGGGTATTTGGGCATCCAGTCCAGCGGCACCGAAAAAAAGGAACGGCTCATTTCCGATGAGGTGGCGCAGGCCAATGAAAAGGTAGACGTGTTTCGTTTGAGTTTTCTCAAGGCGCGGCAGGCGGCGGCGACCGAAATCAACCGACTGTGGCCGCAGCTGAACGTGTGGGTGGAGTATGCGGACGCGCAAAGCTCCGGAGTGCCCAACGCGCTGGATTCCAGCGCCAGCGGTACAACTGATATCGACATGCCCGCGTCATACGACGCGGGTATCGGAGGTGTATTGTAATGACACAGGATTTCAGCGCCTATGCGATGGCAACGCCCGGCGAATACACGGAAACATTGGGCAATCTCATTGCGTTCGGATACGACACGGACGCCGAACTACATCTCAGCGCCGACTATTACCCGATTTACGACGAATCTCACCGCGCCGAATTGAACGAGAAAATCATTCGCCATTACGCGCTTAGGGAGATTGGTCAGGAAACCGCCCAGCAGTTCATTTTTTACTTGGGGATGACGATGGCGGAAATCATGCCATATTTTAATGAGCGCTACAGGACGCTAGCGTTGAAATATGACCCATTGAACACTATGGAAATGGTCAGTGAAAGCCTGTCCCATACTGTAGCCCAGTCCAGCGGCAAAACCAGTGCCTCTCAGGATAGTGCGACCCGAAGCTCCTCGGACGGCACCAGCTCAAGTAGCACCAAGTCCCAGTCTTACGACTCGGAAGTGCCCGCAACCGGCGTGCAAGGTGATTTTGCTCGATACGCGACTCATGCCAATCAGGCGCAAGCGGATACGGACGGCAGTAGCCATAGCACGCAAGATACCTCTTCTCAGTCCCATAGTACATCCAGCACGGAATGGCAACACGACGCTACAGATGGGAGCACCAAATCCCACACGTCGGGCCGCTCCCAGTCCGCCATGAGCCTGATACAGGAGTACCGACAGGCGATTATCAATGTGGACATGGAAATTGTGCGGAGCCTCGAACCGTGTTTCATGCAGGTGTGGGGCTCGTATGATACTATTTTCAGTAACTGCCATAACTATGGAGAATGGGAGTAATCATGGTTGCCATTAACGCGCTGATTCCACGGCAACGCTTGTTTGACGGGGTGCCCACGTCGGTTCCTTTCACGTATCGGGACGGATTGACCGCGTTGCAGTTGATCGAATGCCTACGACATAATCTCGATACCCTCCAATGCGATTTGAGCAAGCTGGAAGAGACCACCACCGACCTCGCGGCATCCGTGGACAAGGCGCTTGCGGATACCGTGGCGCAAATCAACAAGGCTATGTCCGACCTGCGCGCGGAAATGCTGGCTCTGATTCATGAAATGGAACAGCAGGGCGTGGCAACCTCCCCGGTGTACGGCACCACGCAGCCGCTCGGGGACGTGCTTGGCGGCATGTATGACAATGCGCGCAATCACGGATTGTTCTGGGGCGACTATGACAACATGCGGTTGACCGCGCAGGAATACGATGGGCTTACGCTTGGCGCACGCGAGTACGACTTACGCGCCACTGCCGTGGATAATTGCGTTCCCGGCGATTTTCCCGGACGTTCGCAATTCCCCTACGGCAAGAGCATGCCCGAGAATCCGCCCGCCGACATGTCGTTTATCACGCAGACGGAAGCCGATGCGCGCTACGTCGAACGCAATCCGACCGTCGCCAATTTTGAAACCAAGGAGACATTATGACCGCAACTGGCCATACCGCCAATTACGATTTATCGCAGTTCGCCTCGGAAGACCGGCCTACATGGTCGGGCGACTATAATGGGGACATGGCGAAAATCGACGCGGCCATATACAAGGCGGCTGACAAACAAGGCACCGCAGTATTCCCATATCGACATTGGGCTGACGGGGATTGCAATAAGGCGTTGGAAGCAGGGTTTTATGAATTGCGTGCAGACATCGCCCACGGACCGGCGTCTTCTAAAGACATGAGAGGCGCGTTGATTGTAGCCCACAACGCCGGGAGCACAATCATCTCTCAGGTCGGAATCATAGGGGACTTTCACAACGTAGGCGGCGTGTATTTCCGGTCTAGCGTTGACTCGGGGGGCTTATGGTCAAACTGGGATAAACTTGCACCGCTGTCCACCGTGGGATCATTGACACAACGTGTCGCCGCGCTTGAATCCAAACTGGCGACAATATCCCCACCGACAACCGGCCTTACAGCCAAACAATATGATGAATCATACGCCAACAATTCCAATATCATTATAGCAGGTCAACAGTAAGGAGGCATTATGACCGCAACTGGCCATACCGCCAATTACGATTTATCGCAGTTCGTCTCGGAAGACCGGCCTACATGGTTGGGCGACTATAATGGGGACATGGCGAAAATCGACACGCAGATGAAGAAGAACGCCGATGCCATCCAAGACGTTGCCGGAAACACGGGTATTACACAGACAGCAGCCGACCAACGCTATTTGCAATTGGGAGGACTCTCCAACACCAACACCGCACAATCGCTTAAAACCGAGATTGACGCAAAAGCACCGAAAACCGCAAGCCAGCCGGGCACATTGGGGTTGACGGTCAAACAATTAGACAGCATGTATGTGGACGCGAACGGCATCGTCCGCGTCGGTTCCATTAAATAACAGTAAAGGAGTAGAGCAATGTCAACCACACAGCATACCGGGCATTATAATCTGCCGACATTTGGCGACAACCCGAACGACCGCCCGTCATGGCGCGGTGACTTCACCGACGCCATGACGAAAATCGACAATCAAATGTACACCAACGCAACCAACACCACCACGGCGACGGCGGCGGCGAACAACGCGAACACGGCGGCACAGAAGGCAAAGGAATCCGCCGACAACGCGGCAAAGCTTGCACAGGCCAACAAGACCGACATCGCCAAACAGGAATCGTACTTCAGCGCGCTCGGCGTCACGTCGGTACCCACGGCGCAAAACCTGATGTCCACCATCAACGGTAAGGCGGAAAACACGGCGTTGACGGCATTGAAGGGCACGGTGTCCACGCTGTCTGATACCGTGGTCGGCAAGGCGGATGCGGCGAACGTGTACACCAAAGCGCAGTCCGATACGACGTTCACCGAGCAGGGCGGATATGCGGGGACCGCAAAAACGCTTGACGGCCGGATTAGCTCCAACGCCTCCAGCATATCGACAGTAAACTCGTCTTTAGAGTCGCTGAAGAAAAATGGAGTCGACCCTATCGATGTATATCATTCTATCGATAGTGTCTACGGAACAACGGTTGACTACCACGCCTACTACTCTCCCATCTCAAAGCTTGTCTTACTGCGTGTTACCATAACCGGCTCGGCGACAAATTGGAGCAAAGGCCTAAATTCGGCAGAGCAGCCCGTGCCACCACAATACAGGCCAGCCGGAGGGCTTAGGGAACTGCTTGCTGTTTTCGTCGGGGTGGGGAATACCTTGCCGGCACATATTCTTTTCGGCATCGACTCCAAAGGATACCCGTACGTAGACCAAGAGGGCCCGAACCCCATAACGCAGGCAAATCTGGGTATGTCGGCAATGTTGTCATATTTTGCCAATCTCTGACAATACTCACTGACCCCCATACCCCACGGCTTACCGTCGTGGGGTATAGTATTATTTATGGATAATATCTGGAATCCTCATGTTCCATGTGAAACATACCCCGTCCGGTACGCCGGACGGGGTATACTAATAGCATGGTAGACGTACAGGCATGGTTGGAGCGAACCCAGAACCAATATTGGGATATGGACGGGGCTTACGGTGCCCAATGCTGGGACTTATGGGCAAAGTACTGCATGGACAATTACAATCTGTCGTTAGGTGATTGCATCACCCCGACAGGCTACGCGGACGGCAATTACACCATGTTCCCCTCCACATCCGCCGTGGGGCGCGTTTTTGAAAAAAAAGACGCAAATTATACGCCCGGCATGGGCGATGTCGTGTTTTGGAGGTTCGGCAGTCAAAACTACCCCGGCAGTCACGTAGCCATCGTGTGGGGCGGTATCCAAGGCGACGGCATCGACGTGTTGACCCAAAACCCGACGCCCGCCGTACACCGAACCTTACCGCTTATGAGGGGTTCGCAGCTACTCGGCTATCTGCATCCGGCGGCATTGCCGAAACCGCCGGAATCCGGCGATAATCCGACAGGCGGCAATAATCCGGGCGCGAACGTGGTCGGCGATATCTCCGCGTGGATTCAATTGCAGGGCGACAATCTCGTATATCATAGCGGCTCAGGCACGACATCATCGCAGGCCATTTTCTACAAGGCAAGCGCCCAGACTTGGGTGTATCGCGGCGGCACAGGTCAGCCGGACGCCGACCAAGGTCAGGGCACGCCAAGCGTGGGCAACGGGAAAAGCTCATACGCGCTCTATGTCATCGGCACCGTCGAATCATCATTACGCTGGGATGCCGTCGAATCAAATAATCAGGGTATCGGCATCGCACAATGGAGTTTCGGACGCCGTTTGCAGGTCCTGAATGCAATGAGGGCGGTGGACGCTGTAGGATATGAGGCGTTTGCCGCCGCCGCGCCGAGTATCGCCGCGCTCATGGAATCAGGCGGCACCTTCGATAGAGCGATGACCGGCAGCGAGGTTGCGGCATTCCGGACGTGGGCGCGACGCACGGAATCACGGCAAGGCCAGCGTAATCAGTTCGCACAGGATTACAAGAGCTACCCGCAGACGTATGATGATGCGAAAATGCAGATACTGTGGACTTGCGCTTATCACCAAAGCCCGGCAGGCGCGCTGAACGTGCCGCATTCCTCATCACTCACCCAACTGTATAATAATATCCTCAATACATCCCCGTTCGGACCATACGGGACACGCTACAACACCGCCTATTCGCTCCTGAATGTATGGGACGGCACCAGCGCGCCGCCGAACTTCTGACACAACGACGGACCGGTAGATATCTACCGGTCCGTCACTATCGTATGATATAATGGATATTATGGAGAAGCTGCTAGGCGAAGGCGATTATTACGATTACGGGCGCGTGCTATCCTATCATGCGCCTTGGATGTTCGTCATCGGCGCTCGCGGCCTCGGCAAAACCTACGGTGCCAAAAAACTCGTCATCGGCGACTGGATTAAAAAACGGTGGCAGTTCATCTATCTACGCCGGACGGCGGAGGAACAGAAAAACAAGGGCACGTGGTTTGCGGACATCGCGGAGCGATACCCGGAATTGGAGTTCCGCGTGTCGGGAAATCAGGCCGAATGTCACTGGCTGGATGATAGGGACGCCACCACGGACAAGCACGGCAAGACACGCCCAACATGGCATATCATGGGCTATTTTATTGCCCTCAGTCAGGCCGGACAAGTCAAATCAGTTGCATACCCCAAGGTGCGAACGATAGTTTTTGACGAGATTTTTCCCGACAACATGCGTTACCTTGGAGGAGAGGTTACGGCGCTTGAGGAATTCTACAATACCGTTGACCGGTGGAATGATAGGGTTCGTGTCATCATGTGCAGTAACGCCGTGACCCTCGCTAACCCGTATTTCAGCGCATTCAACATCAATCTTAAGCCGCAAATGGATAATCACACGCAATACCAACGGTATTGCGATGGCTTTATTGTGGTGGAATTAGCTGATTATGGCGGGTTCAGCGCCAAGGTGGCCACATCCAAATTCGGCACGTTCCTACGCAAATATGACGAAAATTATGCGAATTATGCAATCAATAATGATTTTAGGGATAACGCCAATACCCTTATCAGTGATTTTAACGACGCCGGCTATGCGTTCACATTGAGGACCACTGAATACGGTATTTTCAACGTATATCAACAATTAAGCGACACCGACGAGGTACTATATATCATTACCAAAAAACAGCCGAGAATCACTAGGGATTTTACGTTTGATTACCGACTAGTCGATAATGATTGCATCATGCTCAAACGTTCCGATGACATGACGCAGAAAGTACTGAACGCCTATCGCGTCGGACGGTTACGTTTTGAAACACCGCAAATCAAGGCGGAATTCAGTATGATTCTTGGCGGCTTGCTACAACAATCAGGTATAAGGAAGTGAGGAATATTCATGACAACGCATGAACTCATCGTTATCGGCATTGTGTTTCTTTTAGCGGGCATCGACTACGTGACCGGCGTAGTAAACGCAATCATGCACGGCGAATTGTCTAGCGAAAGAATGAGGCAAGGGCTTGGGCATAAATTCGCCTACCTTGCGATAATTTGCGTGGCGTTGATCGTGAAATACGGTTCGGACTACATCAATCTTGGAATCGAATTACCCGTATTCACGCCAGCATGTGCAGGTATTTGTCTGATTGAAATCACGTCAATCATGGAAAACTGCATAAAAATCAACCCCGAACTATCCAAATCAAATATTCTCAATATTTTCAAAATCGACAAAAAGGAAAACAATGGCAAAGAAGATTAGGGAGTAACCATGAACGGCACTACATGGATAGGGTCCCCCAATCACTACAACGGGCGCAACGGCTACGCCATAAGCCACATCACCCTACACATCATGGTCGGCACCCTCGCCGGCACCGACAGCGTTTTTCAACGCGCCGGAGGCGCTTCAGCTCACTACGGCATCGGAGGCAACGGAGAGATACACCAGTATGTGAGCGAGAGCAACGGCAGTTGGAGCGACGCAAACTATGCGAGCAACAACAGCACCGTAAGCATCGAACACCAAGGCGGCATGACCGGCGTGCCCTGCACGCGCGCGTGCATGGACGCTTCAGCCCGCCTATGCGCCGATATCGCACGCCGTCAAGGCTGGAGGCGGCTGTGGCATGACGGACTCAACGGCAACGTGTGGCTACACCGCGAGATACCCGGCACCGACCACTACGGATGCCCCGACAAGGCCGTTAATGGCCTTGACGTCAACTATGTAATCAGCAAAGCAAACCAACTATTACAAAACACTGATGAGGAGGATATGATGCAGTGTATTATCCAGCCCAATGGAGAAAACCGTTTGGTTTATTTTGACGGCCAGCGTCTCCATACGCTGACCCACCCAGACCAAGTCAAGGCCCTACAAATGGTTGCCAACCAGTGCGGGCGCACCTTGCCATGCTTCGCTCTGGGAAGCAAGACCGCGCCATGGGCCACCCGACTTGAAGAAGCCTTGAAGTAAACGAAAGAAGGAATTATGACAAACCAGAACACTAATACCGCCGACGTGACCAGCGTCGGCAACACCGCCACCGTGACCAGCGTCGGCAACACCGCCACCGTGACCAGCGTCGGCAACACCGCCGACGTGACCAGCGTCGGCGGTGTTATCGCCAACAACACGGTAAGCGACCCAACGACGGACACTACGCCGAACGTCACAAAACTATCCAACACCGACATGGACAAAGTGCTCAACGCTTGGAGAGCGGACGTAGACAAGGCCAAGCACGCAGACGGCTACACGCCAGTCTTCAGCGATACCGTGCGCACCATCATCTACATCATCGCTTTGACCGCATCCGTGGCCGGCTTGGGCCTCATGACCTTCGGACATGCCGACATCGGCGGATTCATCAGCACTGCTGCCGGCATCATCGCCGGCGGTTTCGGAGTAGCATACAACCCACTACGCCAAAACTGATTACCACTTGAGACTTGAGACTCAAAAGCCCCCTAGGCATATAACCTAGGGGGCTTTTTTCTATATCTTAACTCAAAACTCCTAACCAGACATCAACCTCACTCATAAACAGGTTCATCATCAATTACCTCAACATCATATATGCAGTTAACACCACCTTTACTGCAACACGTACACGTATAATCACAATCACCATACCTACGTTCAAGAGCCGAGCGAAGAGCCATCTCAGTATCAATAGCGCCACAAACCATATAAAAAATTGGGTCATCTCCCATATCTATACAAACATCGTACAAATTATCTTCAAGCTCAATAACCAAAGCCTTAATTCTAAGCATATCAACCACTATCCTTTCCTTAGCTGATAGTTACATAATAGCACACCACAAACACAACACGCCGAACAACAAAAAACAACGAGAAATCTACGCGCTTAAATTATGGACAAAACTACGCGCTTAGATTACGAGACAAAA